AGGAATTACAGACCAATGTATATAAAGGAGGGACAGAGGCTGACGCAAGGGAAGCTTTTGAAATTGAGATACAAGACGCAGCACGGACACGCACAATGACCCAGGTGGGGAACGCTAAGTTCCTCAATGAGGCAGCAGAGCAGGCAGGAGTTTCAGTCAGTATTAAAGACATCGAAGGTAACAGGACCTCACCGGATCATGTTGAAGTTTCATTCATTGGGGAGGACAAGAAACAAATAAGTTTCAACAACCTTCCAGAAGAACTCAAGACGGAAGCAGCGCTTTACTTGAAAGCTAAAGGAGGGAAAGTGAAGGCAGACACACCAGCCGAAGAAGTTTCTATCGGTAAAATGATGGGAGACAAAGGGCAGGTAATTGAGCCTGCACCGCGCACTGACGCAGAAAGTGAAGATGTCTTAAGGGAAACTGTGAGACGAGTCCTCAAAGATAAAGGGCCAGGGGGAGGCTTGGAGGCGCTACGGGGCGTCATTAGGACCATCTCAGAAGAGAAAGACTTCATTACAATCGCTAGGGCACTAAGAGAAGAGCAAGAATTTTTCCTCAAAGAGAATGACAAACTTGCGAAGACTTCTGAAAAAGAACTCCTGGACCCTAAGGGAAGTTTAAAGAAAATCACAGAGGACCTAACGCACGCTTTGGGAGGGAACAAGAATAACCTTACCCGTGTCATTAAAGAGATGGAGGTGAAGGCAGAGGGCCTTGAACCTAAGTATGAAGAGATGTTGAAGGACCAGCAGGCGATTCGATTGATTAACAACATGGTTGGGGAAGAAATCAGTAGCCTGGCTAAACAAGCTAATGATGCCTTTGAGCGTGGAAAGCAAGGGGGAGATGGGAGTGATTTCGATCTGTATGATCAGAAGTATGCAGAAATGCTACAACAGATGGAACTTATGGTCAGCACTCAGCGAATCTGGGGGCTCTATGGGAGGTTCCCTTCTTTGTTGATGTTACAACGGAAATATATCTACAAGGATGTTAAGTCGCATAAGTTTGATACGTCACTTAGTCAGCTTGAGAAGCAAAGCAAAGAGGCAATATCTCGTTACAAGGATGAGCGCAGAGGGAGCATGGGACAACAGAAGTTACTACAACTTGTGTTAGCAGCCAGGACCACTGATGAGATACAAGGAGGACTCAATAAGATCGTTAAGGCAGCGCGTGGGAAACGCATGTTTGATATTGTTAGGGAGTATTGGATTAACTCACTGCTGTCTGGAATATCCACCTTCAACATCAACATGATTGGCTCTGCGATTACTTATGCAGTGACAACACTTGAGCGTGCAGGAGGGGCAATGTTGACAGGCAACCCTGAGCTCGCTAGGGCAACCCTTCGCTATGCGTTCGACACAGTCGCTGTTGCAGATGCGTTTGACTTAGCGACAAGAGCGGCAAAGTCCGGGGAGGCTATTAGTATTCCGCACTCTAGGCAGTTTGATGATGCTAAAAACAGTAAGCATGCAATTAGCTCTGACCAACAGAACGCATTTGGCACCGCTATAAATACCATCGGGACAATAGTTCGACTTCCTTCGCGAGGGCTTATTACTGGTGATGAATTCTTTAAGGCTTTGTCTTATCGTAGTTATGTCATGACTGAGCTGGCCTTGAAGGGGAAAGCTAAGAACTTATCAGGGAATCAACTTGGAGAGTATGTCTATAAAGGAGTTGAGGCGCATGTCACTGAGACTGGACGAGTATTCAATGAACAAAATCTTATTGAAACTGCCAAGGAGGTAGCGCATAAGCGGAAAATTCCCTTTACTGAACAAGACGCATTTATTAGTAAATACATCGCTAAGCAGAAGGAACAAAAGAACTTCACGCTCCCTGATGGTGCTGAGGTTAGCTATGACAACCGAGGGGCACTGGCAGCCCGAGGGGAACAAATTGCTAAGATGAATACGCACACGCAAGATTCAGAGAACAGCATTGTTAAAGGACTCTCACACATGACCGTGCAGAATCCCTGGTTGACGGCTATTATTCCTTTCGTGCGAACCCCGACTAACTTACTGTCGTTTGGAATTGATAGGTCGCCTTTCGGGTTACCCTTACATGGGATTAAAAGCTTAAGGAAAAGCTACCGAGAAACATTAGCTAAGGCAGGCCCTGTGGAGCGTGCAGAGCTTCGGGGGAGAATGGCAACCTCAGTGGCTTCTACCGCTGCCCTGCTTTACATGTTCCAGAGTCAAGAGGCATCAAACTTCATTAGTGGATTTGGTCCTCGTGAGTTGAACCAAAGGAAGGCATGGGAGATGGATAATCAACAGTATTCAATTAAGATTGGGGGCAAGATTATTAGCTACAACCGTCTTGACCCTATGGCCACCTCTCTTGGTCTCATTGCAGACATGAGTGAGGCAATGAAATACAATGAGTTTGACGAGAAGGACATGTCCACGGTCTTTGGTGTGATGGCCTTAGCGTTATCCAACAACGTCACCAATAAGTCATATGTCCAAGGGATTGATAACTTATTTAAAGTGCTGAAAGACCCGCTCAGGAATACTGAGAGGTTCATAGGAAGCATTGCAGGTGGGTTTGTTCCTAACTTTGTTAATCAAACAATGAACACCCAAGATGACCGACCACTTAGGGAAGTGCGTAGTATTATGGATTACATGATTAAGAGGACACCAGGCTTAGAGAGTAAGCTTCCACCTCGTCGTAACTTACTGGGTGAAGTAGAGACTATGTCTTCCACTGGGGGCCCGATGGGAATTGGAATCCTTAATCCGCTATACATGAAGGACGCCACCAAGAACATTGTGGACTATGAGTTCGCAAACTTAGGGGCGGGCTTCGGGAAACCTAGCAGCTTCCTAAGGCCGGGCGTGGAGGAGTTGGACATGAAGGACCACTACAACGAAGAGACAGGCCAACAATCGTATGACCGTATGCTAGAGCTCATTGGGACAAAGAAACTCCGAGGGAAAACACTAAGAGAACGACTTAAGGGTTTGTTTGAGAATGAACGGTATCAAAACATGCCAGACAATAGCATGAAGGACATAACAGGCGCTGAAAGCCCCAAGGTCAAAGTAATCCGAAAGCTAATAGGGGCCTACCGCCTCGCTGCAAGGGACCAGACCCTTAGAGAAAACCCAGAACTATATCAACGGTATATCGCAGCAAAACGTGCAGCCAAATAAACCCATGGATTCAACATACATGCCATCACTTGTTGGACTCACCGGACTCTTAGGGACAATTACACTTGAGAGTGTTCATACTGTTGTTGCTATATGTGTAGGACTTGCAACCCTAACTTACCTTGCTATAAAAATCATTAAGGAATTTGAATAATATGGATAAATCAGACAAACTATACGAACTCCAAGATCTCTTGATTGAGGAGTTCCTCATGCGGGTAAAGTCCGGCGAGGCAACAACAGCAGACCTATCGACGGTAAGGCAGTTCCTCAAAGATAACAACGTAAGTGCCGTGGTGACAGACAGCTCCCCACTACACGAACTGGTAAACGCCTTGCCGTTCCATGATGATAATGTTGATCGAATCGTAAAAATGTCGTCCAATGGTTAGGAATTATAAGAGCGAATACAACGCCTACCACGCTAAGCCAGTCCAGAAGAAACGCAGGGCTGGGCGCAATGCTGCCAGGAGACTGATGATTAAAAAGGTCGGTAAGTCCACCCTGGCAGGCAAGGACGTAGACCATAAGGACAGGAACCCAAACAACAACACACGGGCAAACTTGAGGATTCAATCAAAACGAATAAATCGCTCTCGAAATGGCTGATATAACACAGACGGCAACACAGCTTAAAGACTTCCGTAACTTTCTCTACCTTGTATGGAAACAACTGAACCTACCCGACCCTACTAAGATTCAATATGAGATCGCAGATTACATGCAGCACGGAGACAAGAGAGCAGTTATTCAAGGCTTTCGAGGCGTTGGGAAGAGTTGGATCTGTTCTGCTTACGTTGTCCACCAGTTGCTCCTCGATCCCTCAAAGAATATACTTGTTGTCTCTGCTTCAAAAACTCGAGCAGATGACTTCTCAACTTTTACTCTTAGGCTTATCCATGAGATGCCTCTCCTTAAGCACCTCATCCCCCGAGACAAACAACGATTCAGTAAGATCTCGTTCGACGTTGGGCCAGCCCCAGCCTCCCACGCACCCTCCGTCAAGTCCTTGGGTATCACATCTCAACTGACAGGAAGCCGGGCAGATATTATTATTGCTGATGACGTAGAGGTCCCGAACAACTCGGCGACCCAAATGATGCGAGACAAGCTCGGAGAACAAGTAAAGGAATTCGACGCGATCCTTAAGCCACTCAAAGGCGCTAAGGTAATCTTTCTAGGAACACCACAGTGTGAAGACACAATCTATCGACAACTCACAGAGCGAGGCTACCAGACAAAAATCTGGCCAGCTCAGTATGTCACACCAGCCCAAAGCGCTAAGCGTTACGATGGGCACATCGCTGATTGTTGTGTTAATATAGAACAAAAGGGGAGGTCCACTGAGCCACTACGGTTCTCTGATGTTGACCTGGCCGAACGTAAAGTGTCCTACGGCTCTGCCGGGTATGCTCTTCAATTTATGCTGGATTCAAACCTTAGCGACGTCGAGAAGTATCCGCTCAAGCTTGCAGACCTCATTGTGATGTCCCTTGACAGCGAACTGGCCCCAGAGCGCCTAGTGTGGGCACGTAACCCTGAGCTCGAGTGGGACGGCTCAATCCCTAACGTGGGGATGACAGGGGACCGATTCTATCGACCGATGAAGTCCCTTGGCGACCACATCAAGTATACCGGGAGTGTCATGTCAATCGACCCATCAGGGCGCGGTAAGGACGAGACGGGCTATGCGGTCGTTAAGATGCTCAATGGCTTCCTGTATGTCACGGCGGCTGGGGGAGTCCAAGGGGGATACTCTGAGGAGACCCTTAAGTTCCTCTCGATAACCGCCAAGGAACACAAGGTCAATGAGATCGTTGTGGAGAGTAACTTTGGGGATGGTATGTTTGTTGAATTATTAAAACCAATACTTCGCAAGGTCCATCCGTGCACCATTGAGGAAGTCAGGCACAGCACTCAGAAAGAACGAAGGATCATTGACACCCTTGAGCCAGTGATGACTGGACATAAGCTTGTTATTGACCCGAAGGTCATCCAGAGCGACTACGAGACGACTCAGAGCTATCCTAAAGACCACGCACTGAAATACCAGTTGATCTACCAGATGACTCGTATAACTCGGGATAGGGGCGCAGTGACGCATGACGACCGCTTAGACGCGCTTGCGATGGCTGTTGGCTACTGGACTGCCCAAATGGCACAAGACGCGTCAGAACGCATCCTAGAGCGAAAGGAGGACATTCTTAAGATGGAGCTAAATAAGTATGCAGAGGCTTACTATAAAACACACAAGGGAAGCAAAAACATCCTCACTTGGTAATTGTTGTAAATCATTACTAATCAATCCTTTGAATCAATGATCGTATAGGGGTAGAGAAAAAGGGCATTGACAAGGCTCAATAATCCCTCTCTAAGAGTACTTAGAGATAGCTTAGAGACCACTAAGAATAGTTAATTATAGATTAATCATTAAGAACAATATCTTAAAGACTCTCTAAGATACTTAAAGACACTCTAAGAGAGCACTAAGGGACCCAGGGGGAATACCCATGTGTTTGTTTTCTAAATAGTGTTGACGAATCTCTCAGTTGACCTATAACTAGCACCGAGATTGACGCTTTGGGCCTTCATCAAGACCGACGAAGAGTATCCCTAAGTCAATCTTATGC